ATTCATCGCGGCGCGCAACTCACAGTCCAAAAGGTAACCAGTCATGGCCAACACACTTTTAACAATCAGCATGATCACCCGAGAAGCGCTGCGCCTGTTCATGAACAGCAATGCCTTCCTCAAAAACATCGACCGTCAGTACGATAACCAGTTCGCAAAAGAAGGCGCTAAAATCGGTTCGACTCTGAAAATTCGTCTGCCCAACGATTACATCGTGCGTTCTGGCGCGGTGGCATCCCCGGCTGACACGGTTGAACAGTTCACCTCGCTGACAGTCAGCGCCCAAAAGGGTGTTGATATGGCATTCACATCGGTGGATATGGCCCTGTCGTTGGATGACTTTTCGAAGCGCATCCTGTTGCCAGCAATGAACAACCTTGCCGGTGCTGTAGCGGCTGACGTTATGACCGCCACAGAGAGTGCTTCTGCGTTCATCTTCAAAGACGGTGGCTCAGGTGTGATCTCTACGCCGACCATGACCGAATGGTTGCTGGCTGGCGCTAAGCTGGACAACAACAGCGCCCCGCGTACCAGCGCATCGCGCCGTGCCATGCTGGACCCGCTGACCCAGGCCCGTACCGTCTCGAGCCTATCCGGTCTGTTCCAAAGCCAAACCAAATTGAAGGATCAATTTGAAACCGGCCAGATGGCCAACGACGTGCTTGGCTTCGACTGGTACATGGATCAAACCGTACTGAAACACACGCCGGGCAGCTTCACCGCAGGCACCGTCAACGGCGCTTCGCAAACCGGTTCGACGCTCACCACCAACGCCATCACCGGCACACTGAACAAAGGCGACATAATTACCCTGGCGGGTGTTTTTGCCGTTAACCGCATCACCAAGCAATCGACGGGAGAACTGCAACAGTTCAATGTCACCGCGAACGTGCTGACTGGTGCCACCTCGATCCCGATCTATCCTGCTATCGTGGTTGCTCCAGCCGCCTACAGCACCGTCACTGCATCCCCGGCTAACTCGGCGGTGATCAGCTTGCTCGGCGCGCCAAACACCATCTACCGTAAAAACCTGGCCTATGTGCCAGAAGCCATCACTATGGCAACGGCTGACCTTGAGTTGCCGAATGGCGTGCAACAAGCGGCCCGCGAATCCTACGGCGGCGTAAGCCTGCGTATCGTCGGCCAGTACGACATCATCAACGACCGATTCATCTGGCGTCTCGACATCTTGTACGGCTTTGTTGCCGTGCGTCCTGAGTGGATTTGCGTTGTTGGTGACGCGCTGTAAGGGCTTCGGCGCTTACTGATACACTCGAAAGCCTCCCACCTTGGGGGGCTTTTTTACTTTCATAATTGGAGAAACAACCATGTTCGAATTCCCTAAATGGAAATACTCGGCAACTGGCGCAGTGATCGTCGATGACGAAGCGGCCGAAACCGCACTTGGCGCCGGCTGGTTCAACTTCCCTGATGAGGTGGAACACGACACCGAAGACAAGTTGGCGGCAGAGCTGGCAGCAGCCGATCAGGCCAACAAGGATCTGGAAGCCCTGCGCGGCACCGCAAATGATCTGGGTATCGCAGTGGATGGCCGATGGGGCGCCCAACGCCTTGAAGATGAGATCAAGGCCAAGATCCTGGCAAACGGTAACGCTCCAGCAGCCGAGGCATAAACCATGACGACGCCCGTAGAACTGATCAACCTTGCGCTCAAACAATCGGGCGTCATTGGTGTCGGACAAACCGCCTCGGCAGAGGATATGCAGGACTGCTTTAAGCTCATGCAAATGATGCTTGCTCAGTGGCAGACCAAGCGATACATGATGTACCACTTGGTCAACCTGTCTATTCCCTGCACTGGCGCGCTGTCTTATTCCATCGGCCCCGGTGGTGACATCGTGCAGGCTTCACGCCCGAACGAGATAGTGACCGCCTTTATCCGACTTCCCGCTGTCGGTTCGACCAACAAGATTGATTACTCGTTGAACATCATCAGGTCGCGTGAGGATTACGACCGCATCCTGGCAAAGACGATGGGTTCAATGCCGTCGTTCCTGTTCTATGACTCAGGGTTTCCGCTGGGCACGCTATACGCCTGGCCAGTTCCATCAAACGTATATGAGCTTCACGTTACTGTTCTTGATCAGTTCCAGACCTTTGCCACCGTGGCCGACGTGATCAACCTCCCTGCGCAGTATGAAGAGGCGATCATGTACAACTTGGCAGGACGGATGCGCCCGATGTATGGGATGCAGCCAGACCCGACCATCACTGGCTTGGCAAAGGCCTCACTCAACTGCCTGCAATCTGCAAATGTCCAGATCCCGCGTATGCAGGTTCAACCGTTCCTGACTTCTCGGGGCCGCTATAACATTTACACCGACCAGGGGAGTTGATTATGAAAGTTCCACTATCAGCGGGTGCGTATTCGTCCAGAAGCTTGATCGCCAGCGCACAGAGAAGCGTCAACCTGTACAGCGAACACAACAAGGAGGATTCGCCCTACCCATCGACCTACTATCAGACGCCGGGTATTGTCACGCTGGTGACGGCTCCGGTGACGGGCTGGCGCTGCTTGTATACATCTACCCTTGGCATTCTGTACGGCGTCTGCAATAACACCCTGTACTCGATCTCAAGCGATTTTGTGTTGACTGCCATCGGGGTTATCGACTCGGTTTCAGGCCCGGTGTCGATGGTGGATAACAGCCTTTCCCTGTTGATCGTTGACGGGTCATCGATAGGCTGGACGCTCGACTTATACACCGGGGTTTTCCAGCAAGTTCCAAGCACCGAGGCGTTCTATGGCGGCAGCCGCGTTGATCTGGTGGACGGTTTCTTTATCCTCAATCGCCCCGATACCAATCAGTGGTACATCAGCGGCTTCCTGACGGTCACCTTCGACGGCCTGGACTTCGCCGGTAAGACTGGTTTCAGCGACAAGATAGTTGCCGTGGGTGCAGCTAAGCGCCAAGTGTTCATCTTTGGCGAGCAGACAACCGAGGTCTGGTACAACACGGGAGCTACTGCGTTCACGTTCGCCCGGATGCCTGGCGCGTTTATCCAGTTCGGGTGCGCGGCGGCGGCTTCCGTGCAGCAAATGGACGGTTCGCTGTTCTGGCTCAGTCGCTCACCACAAGGGGAGTGCATGGTCCTGCAAACTCAGAACTATGACCGGGTACGGATCTCGACCTTTGCTATAGAAAAAGAATTCCAGTCATACGCTCGCGTTGATGACGCAACGGCCTACACATACCAGCAGGAAGGCCACACGTTCTATGTCCTGAACTTCCCTACGGCTAACAAAACATGGGCCTTTGATCTGGCTACCGGCGAATGGCATGAACGCACATTCATGGATGCCAACGGTGTCGAGAACCGCCAGCGCGCCAACTGCCACGCTCTGTTCAACGGCAACAACATCGTGGGCGACTGGCAGTCAGGGAAGCTCTACCGGCTTGACTCCAGCGTGTTCACCGATGATGGGTCACCCATTCACCGCATCCGCTCATTCCCTCATCTGCTTTCGGATGGTGATCGAGTGATGTACCGGACACTCATTGCTGACATGGAAGTGGGCAACGGCGTTGCTAACTCGACCGAGGCACCAGAGATCCGCCTGCGCTGGTCAGATACTAAAGGCGCATCGTGGGGGACCTACATTTCCCAGGACATGGGTGCGTCTGGCGAGTTCCTGACGTGCGTCCAGTTCCAGCGCCTAGGCATGGCCCGAGATCGGGTTTTTGAGCTGTCGTGGTCGGCCAACGCCAAGACCGCACTGTCTGGCGCCTTCATTGATGCACAGCCCGCAGGGAGTTGATTAATGGCTATCGACATCAACACGGTGATACCTGACTTTTCGGTCTCGATTATCGATCCGAACACCGGGCGTATTGATCCGATCTGGTATCAGTTTCTTCTCAAGATCTTCGACCGAACCGAGGTGCTGAAAAACGCCGTAACCGATGTGACCGGCGTCCTGCCTATCGCATCAACGGGCGGAACTACTCCAGCAATCAGCATTCTCCCAGTGACTATCACTACCCCAGGCGCAATGCTGGCGCTGGACAAGATCAAGCTTGATTCGGTGACCGCAGGCGCAGCCGTGGCAACTGTTCACGGGACGGCGCCGATTGTCAGCAGTGGCGGAAATAACCCAACGATCAGCATTTCGCCCGTGTCTGGCATTGCCGATGGATCAATGGTGGCAGCCGACAAAAACAAACTCGACAGCATGACGGCGGGGGCCGCTGTCGCTGCGGTGTCTGGAACAGCTCCGATCACGTCCACGGGAGGAACTACCCCGGCAATAGGGATCACAGCGGCAACAGGGGCGGCTGCTGGATCAATGTCGGCGGCAGATAAAACCAAACTTGATGGGATGGGGACGGGGGCAACCGTAACTGGCGTGATCGGTACCGCGCCAATCATCAGCAGCGGTGGTGCCGCTCCAGCCATTAGCATTAGCGCTGCCACAACCTCGGCTGCTGGATCAATGTCTGCTGCTGACAAGACCAAATTAAACGGTATCGGCACTGGCGCCACGGTTACTGGAGTGACCGGAACTGCACCCATTGTCAGCTCAGGCGGCGCAGCACCGGCTATCAGTATCAATGCCGCGACCACCTCGACGCCGGGGAGTCTATCCGCAGCCGATAAAACGAAGCTTGATGGTATTGCCGCTGGCGCCACTGTATCGGCGGTAACTGGTACAGCGCCTATCGTGTCAAGCGGGGGCGCAGCACCAGCCATAAGCATCGTGGCGGCGACAGGCAGCGTTCCGGGGAGTATGTCGGCGGCAGACAAGGCAAAGCTCGACCTTATCGCCTACACAACCGGGACATGGACGCCGGTTTTGACGTTTGATACCCCAGGAAACTTGGCGGTCACCTACAGCGCGCAGGTTGGCGCGTATACCCAAATCGGGCGAACCGTTAGGCTCGACTTTGCCATCGTCACATCGGCTTTTACATGGACCACTGCCAGCGGGTTTATGAAAATTACAGGCCTACCGATTGCGGCAAACGCCACATTCTCAGAATTCGACGGGTATATGACATGGGGCGGAATTCCAATCGTCGGTTTTATGGCTCTAAATCTGACGATAGTTGCGGCCAACCCGTCCATAATGCGAGTGGTCGCCAGCGGAAATAACGTGGCCCGCGCCCAGCTTAGTACCGGCAACACCACGAGCGGTGCTAACGTAACTATCATCGGCCACATTGAATACTTTGTTTAGCCGCCCACATCGGCGGGGAGAAAAATTAACATGCGCAACTTTCTACTCATTGGCAAAGGTATTGATACCACCCCGTTGCTGGCCGCAATTGCCCGCAAGCCTGATCTTTGGACCGCTGACACCTACTTGCACGACTATCCGCAAGGCCCATTCGGTGAGATTGATTCGATCATTCTCCGGTTCCCTGTCAAGTCGGTGAAGGAAACCGAAGCAGAGGTGCTTGATCACTTTTCAAGGTATGACCAGCACGAATGCATTGACCAGCCAGCCTATGCGCTATTGCCAGAAGCTCGCCCGCTTATCATGGGCCTGATGTCATACGTGGGAGGCACAAGGCTCGGGCGCGTCATGATTAACCGTATCAAGCCTGGCGGCGTGATCTTCCCGCACTGCGATACGCCTGCACATGCTGAGTACTGGTCACGCCACCATATCTGCCTACAGGCAGAGCCGGGCGTCGTATTCCGATGTGAAGATGAGCGCGTGTTTATGGGTCCTGGCGAGACATGGTACTTCGACAACGCGCTGGAGCATGATGTGACAAACAACAGTCGGACAGATCGTATTTCAATGGTTGTCGATGTGAGGTGCGCGTGATGATCACAATCATGAGCGAATCGTTGGAAGAGCGTCTGCCAGAGCTGCTGCCGATACTGCCGCTTCACTTCGAGGAACTGGCGCTTAACAAGGATAAAGTGCCATTGTCTCCACAGTACGGCATCTATCTCGACCGCGAGCGCAACGGGGAGCTGATGTTCATCGTGGTTCGCGATGCAGGCGAACTGATCGGCTACTTCATCGGTTTCGTGGCCCCCGGCCTGCATTACTCGACCTGTCTTACGCTTACGATGGATATCTTTTTTTTGAGAAAGGATCATCGTGGCAACAATACGGGGGCTAAATTGTTCAGAGCCGTTGAGCAAGAAGCTAAGAATAGGGGGGTTCAGCGTATGTTTGTAGGTTCTAAGTGCCACTTGGACGCATCATACCTGTTCGAAAAGCTTGGGTATGACCGTGTAGAGGTCTATTACAGCGCGTGGCTGGGGGAATGATGGATATTAATCTTGCTAAAAGCATCTATTCGTACGACTCAGCTACCGGTAATTTCGCATGGCGGGTTGATCGTGGCTATCAGGCTAAGGCTGGCAACATCGCTGGCACTACGAATGCTCTTGGCTATAGGTGCATACGCTTAGAAGGCAAGCAGGTTCTAGGGCATAGACTTGCATGGGCCATGACCTATGGAATGTTACCAAGCCAAGAAATAGACCATGTCAATGGCGATCCATCAGATAACCGCTTGGAGAACCTCCGCGAAGCTAGTCATCAGCAAAACATGATTAATAGATGCATGCCTGCAAATAACACATCTGGCATGAAAGGAGTATCTATTCATAAGCAGTCAGGCAGATGGCGCGCAAGGATAAAAAACCCGAAAGGGAAATATGAGCATATTGGAATGTATGACAGCGCCGAATTCGCTCATGCTGCATACCAGAATGAGGCCCTTAAACTTCACGGCGAATACGCCAGAAAGGAGAATTAAATCATGGTTGCAGCAGCAGTTGTTGGCAGTGCCGTAGTTGGCGCCGTCGGATCAAGCGTGGCGTCAGGTCAGCAGGCAGACGCGGCAAACAATGCAGCGGATCAGCAGCAGCAGGCCAGCCAAGATGCTCAGAACAGATTGCAGCCGTATGCCTCGACAGGGCAGAAAGCAATCAACCCACTCATTCAGGCAATGGGATATGAACTCGACCCAACCACTGGGCAAATGTATGCAAATCCGAACTCTACCTTGCAACAGAAATTCAACTTCAATGCTAATGATTTGGCAAACAGCCCCGGCTATCAATTCAATATGCAGCAGGGTTTGCGTGGGGTAACAAACTCAGCAGCCAGTCAGGGCCTTGGCCTATCCGGCGCGCAGCTCAAGGGGGCAACATCGTTCGCGTCTGGTTTGGCCGACAACACCTACGGCCAGCAGTACAACCGAGCGCTCTCGACGTACAACACGAACTATCAGACGGCAAACAATAACGTCAATAATCTGCAAAACATGGTCAACATGGGCCAGAACTCGGCAGCGGGCCAAGGTCAGGCTGGAATTACCGGGGCGCAGAACGCAGGCAACTATCAGGTGCAGGCAGGCAACGCACAGGCATCCGGGACAATGGGAATAGCCAACGCGGCCAGCAACGGCGTAAATAATTACCTGACCTATAACGCCCTATACCCAAGCGCTTCGCAGCAAACTCAGACGCAAATGGCGGGCAGCACTGGGGTTGTTGGAACTGGAAATAGCTGGAAAGACTATTAATGTCGAGCAACAGGAGTTATTTCAATGCCAATTGATCCAACCATAGCTGTCGGGCAAGCGCCTCAGAACTTCACACAGACGCTTGGCAATATTTCCCAGCTCAAGGGGCAGATGCTCCAGCAAAACCAGCTCACGCAACAGATGGGCGCCAACAAAGCAACATCCCAGGCTATGCAGCAAGCGTATGACCCTGCAACCGGGCAACTCGACTACAACAAGCTGACTCAAATCATGTCGCAAGATCCGGCAGCGGCCTACAACCTACTGCCTACGCAAAATGCGATCCTCGAAAACCAGCAAAAGAGACTAGGCCTTGACTCTGGGCAGTTTGATCTGGCGCTGAAACGGAATACCTACCTACAAGGCGCCATCGGTGGCCTGCTCAATAAGCCAGAGATCTCGCAAAACGACTTCTATGGCATTGCAGCGGACGCGGTGAAGAACGGCCTGTTACCGGCTGACGTGGCGGCCAAGCAACTGTCGGGCCTGCCCAGCGATCCTAAAACACTGCGCGAAAAGGCACAGCAGATGTTCTTTCAGGCGCAGGACACAGCCGGTAAGCTCCAGATGATGATGCCGCAGAACCAAGTCATCGACACGGGCGGGACCAAACAGTTCGTCGCTGTCGATCCGCGCACTGGCAATCCAACACTCACCGGGCAAATCAACAACAGCATGGCCCCAGGCGATGCGAACAGCATGGTGCAGGTCTACAACCCGCAAACGCAGTCTATGGTCGTGGTCACCAAGGCCCAGGCCGCACAGATGGCGAACGGCGGCCAAGGACAGCAAGACCCATCAACTCTCGGCCTTCCGGGCACTGGCGCGAACGGGCGCTATCCGCAACAGCAACAACAGCCAATGATGCCGGGTATTCCGGGCGGCGGGTTGTCGGCAGGCCCATCTCTGGGCGCGGGCGCGGCGGCAGATGTTACGGCAGCAGGCGCAGCGAAGAACGCGCTGTCATTGCAGGCCAACGCCGAAGGATCGCCACAGCGCGTTATGTTCCTGCAAAACATGGCGAAGGAATTGCAGAACTTCAATGCAGGCCCAGCCGCAGATTGGACAGCGAAGGCCAAGGCACTCGCATTGCAGGCATTCCCCGGTGCGTCGGTGGCAGCAGGCATCGATCCGTCAACCGTGGCGTCGAAAGAAGAGTTTACGAAATACGCCACGAACTTGGCGATGAACTCGGCGGCAGGGCTGGGCGGCGGCACCGATTCGCAACTGGCGACGGCGGTATCTGGCAACCCTCATGCCGAACTCAGCAGCCTCGGTAACGCCCAGATAATTCAAGTGCTGACGGGCATCGAACGCGGAGTGCAGGCTAAAAACATGGCATGGCAGAACTCTGGTGTACCGCCTGAGCAATACGGCAAGTGGTCGGCGCAGTGGGCCAAACAGGTTGACCCGCGTGTTTTTGTTGCGCCTGAAATGTCCCAGGAAGATCGCGCCAAGATGTACAACGCATTGAAACCGGCAGATCAAGAGCGATTTATGCAGTCGTACCGCACCGCGATTCAGAGCGGAATCATTCAACGCCCAACGCAGCAATAGGGGCTTGAGCCATGTCATTTGAGAAACTGTTAGACCAGGCCGGGCGCGTTTATAACGTCGATCCGGCCTTATTGCGTGCGCAGATGATGGCGGAAAGCGGTGGCAACCCTAATGCCGTCTCAAACCAGAACGCGCAAGGGGCGATGCAGATCATCCCATCAACCCAAAAAGCTTTGGGTGTCACCGATCCGTATGACCCGGCGCAGTCCATCAACGGCGCTGCCAAACTGATGGCAGAGAATCTAGACCGCTATGGGAACGTGGCGGACGCCGTACGCGCCTATCACGGGGGGACGGACCAAGCTAATTGGGGGCCAAAGACTCAGGCGTACGCGCAGAAGGTTTTGAACAGCTACGGCGGCGCGGCGCCACAACCGCAGGGAAACCAGCAAATGAGAACTGCACAACAGCCGCAGGATGACTTGGCGAACGACTTCGCTATGCCGAGTGCAAAAGCGGCGCCGGTTTCAGCGCCAGCCCAGGCCCCGGCAATGATGGGCGGGATTCCGCAGGCCCAGGCCCAGCAAGCCCCGGCTGATGACTTGGCGAATGACTTTATGATGCCATCCGCCAAAGCTCCTACAGCAGCCGTAGCGCCACAATCGCCACAACAAGCGGCGATGGCGCAGCAGCAACCAATAAACGCCGCACAGGCACCTAATCCGCATCAAGGTGGAATTCTTAACGGCATTTACAACTATGCCAAGGACGCCATCAATCCAGAACTCATCGGCGGCGCCGCAGTCGAGGGCCTGAAACGCGGCGTCGATACTCCGGTCGAGTACCTGACGAAGTGGATGGGCGGCGATTACAACGCGCAGGTAGCCACTGACAAGGCCCGACGCGATGCCTATGACGCAACCAACCCAGGGGCAGCGGCTACCGTCGCAAGGCTTGGCGGTGAAATGGCAGGCCCAGCCGGTGAAATGCTGGGTGCTGGTCGTATTGCAACAGCCGGGGGCAATGCGTTGTTGAGTGGAATGCGCGCCACTGAGGCAGGATCGGCAGTGGCTCCTGCACTGGCCTCGGCTGGAAACTTCATTTCGGGCAACGGCGGGTTCCTTTCTCGCGTGGCGAATATGTCAGGTCAAGGCGCAGTGGGCGCCGCGCTCACTTCTGGCGGCGGTAACCCTATTCCTGTTGATGATCAGATGGCCGTTGGTGCGGCGCTGGGCGCAGCAATCCCGGTTGTTGGTGGACTCGTTAGCGGCGCCGGTAAGGTTGCTAAGGGGATCTATCAAGGAGCCAACCGATTGGCCGGTGGTGGGCAAGATGCAGCGATAAACGATCTTGTGGGCAGCGCTGCACAAAACGCATCCCCAGCTCTGGCATCGCTACCGAAAGGCGCAACGCTCGATGAGATCGGACAAGCAGCCAATGTAAAAAATGCCGCCTCTCAATCGAACGTGCTGGAAAATGCCTTGGCCGGGAAGTCATCGGGCGCCCCGGTCGGCGCAGACTTCACGCAATACATTCCTGGCGCACCGCCACCAACGCTGGCGCAGGCGACCGGCAACTCGGGAATCGCTGAAATTGAGCGAGCGATGAACAGCCGAAACTCTGCTCCGTTCTCTGCGCATGAGGCGGCAACGAATGCAGCTCGCGGAAACTTCCTACAGCAGATTCGTGGCACGCCTGACACGCTGGCAGAGCTTCAATCAGCAAGGGACACCGTTACGGCGCCTATGCGCGAAGCGGCCTTGTCGAACGTGACAGGACCGGCAGACGCCAAGCCAGTGGCAGACCTGATCGATAACATGCTGGCAGGTCCTGATGGTAAGCAAAGCGCCGTGCGCGCCGCGCTCAACAAGGCAAAGGTAGGACTGTTTGACCCGGCCGGCAACCTAGAGACTGATCCGTCCATGCTTTACGGCGTGCGCAAGGAGATAAACAATCTCATTGACCCGCTCGCAGGATCGCCAACCTCTGACACGAAACTGGCAGCAGCCCAGCTCGGAAAGGTCAAGGACGCACTCGATAGTGTGATTGAGCCGGTAGCTCCAGGCTTTGGCGATTACATCAAGACGTTTGCCGATATGTCGAAGCCAATCGAAGCGCAACGATTCCTGCAAAGCCGGGATCTGACCGACGCGACAGGGACTCAGTTTTCGCTGAACAAGACGAAGCAACTCATGCTGGCCATCCAGAAAATGCAGTCGGCCCCTGGCGCTAACCCTGCCAAGTCGATTACTCCAGAGCAAATGAGCGGCCTGCAAGCGCTTCACGCGGATCTCCAACGCCAAGCTAACTCTCAACTAGGGATCGGAAAGAACTCAGCCACAGCGCAGCTATTGAACGGCAATTCGCTGATTAATGGGATTACCGGGAACGGTGCGCTGGCTCAGTTCGGGCCTCATACCTTGGGCGCTTCGGTGGGCGGAATGGTTGCCGGTCCTTTGGGCGCCGCTGCTGGCGGTGCAGTTGGTCACTTGGCTGGCAGCGCCATGAACAGCGTTGCCGAGGCCCGATCAGCAGAGCTTAACTCAAAGCTTATCGATTTGCTTTTGGGTAAGGGCGGCCCCGAGTCGCTTAACATGCTCATGCCGAAGGCGCAACAGGGTACCAGTAATGGGTTTAGTGAGTTGCTTGGTCGAGGGCTTGGCGCAGCGTCTACCACGGGCATAAAGAACAAGTAACAAAATAGGCAGAGCGGCGGAGATAATCCCGCTCGAAAACAAATCAATCAGTGACATAGGAAAAAGCCTCATGAGCCAGAACATTCCAACGGGTAAGCAGCAGTTTTTCGATATTAATGGGAAACCATTGGTGGGTGGGAAGGTTTTTAACTACGTCGTTGCAACCACAATACCGAAGAACACCTATCAGGATTCGGCACAGACAACCCCGAATGCAAACCCGGTGATCCTCGATGCGCGGGGCCAGTGTTCAATGTACGGTTCTGGATCGTATCGCCAAGTCCTCAAGGACTCAGCCGACAACCTGATATGGGATCAGGTTATTATTGATCTGGCCCAGACCGTAAATGACAACCTTATCCAGTTCCAGGCGGATCTTGCCAGTCAGTCGGATGTTTCGAAGGGCGCGAACCTCGTTGGCTTCCTGCAAGCAGGGATCGGCGCCGTAGGGCAAACCTTGCTCACCAAGGCGCGCAACGTGGTGACGGCTGAGGACTTCGGATGCGTTGGCGATGGCGTTACGGATGACACGGCCAACATGCAGAAAGCTTTGAATGCTATGGGCTTGCTGCGCGGTGGAGCGGTCCTTTGCCGCAAGCGCTACCTCATCAACTCGGCCAATCTGACATTGCCTGAAAATGTGCGCATGGTGGGGACATGGAACCCGGCAGGACAGAATCCTTTCGAAACAACCGTGCAGGTGCATGACCTGTCCTGCACTATCATCATGAACACTACCTATTCCATCGTGCTAAGCGCTGGCGCCGAACTCAATAACCTGTCAATCATCCGTAAGGGCCTGACTACTGGTGAAGCGAACACATCCCTATTCGCAGGGACGGCAATTCAGATCATCGGCGCATCAGGCCAGAACGGGGTAACGCTGCAAAATCTCCAGATCCTCGGGTTTGCGCAGGCTGGGTATTTCAGTACATGCGCACGGCTCTACATCAACAATGTGTCAGGCGACAACATTGCCGGTTTCAGGATCGGCCTTTGCTATGACGTGATCCGCATCAAGAACGTGCATTTCTGGCCGTTCATCACCAACGGCGCCGGTATGGTTGGCGCCGCAAATAACAGGTCCGGTACTGCATTTCTGTTTGCCCAACACATCGACATCGCGCAGTTTGAAGGGATTTTCACCTACGGATATTTGCGCGGGTTCGATATCGTTGGTGATCTGGGGACGGCCACATTCGTCAACTGCCATGCCGATAACACGGGCGTTAACCCTGGCTCTATCGGGTTCCTGATCGAAGGGAATGCTACCCACACCGTATTCATCGGCTGTTCGGCCTACTCATGCACCACGGGGTTCTATTGCACTCCGGGCGTCACTGACCATATTTACTACACAACATGCCGCGCCATCGGGAACACCGGCTATGGATGGAACATCCAGCAGGGTAGCGTCCATCTTCTTGGGTGTGAGGCATCAGGATCACCTCAGGGGATCTATGTATATGCAACCGGGACATTGGCCTATGTCACTAACTGCACAATCATCAACAACTCATCAAACGGGATCATCGCCGGTTCTGGCGCGTATGTGATTGAGCGCAATAACTTCTTTGACACCGCATCAAATGGCGGATGGTCAGTCGAGGTGATTCCCTCACAAGACCCATTGCCACTTCCAAACCGAGGGGATTTTTTCACAGTTAGCGGTACTACGTCGTTCGGCAATATCCCTAACGGCTGGGCTGGGCGTAAAATCACGCTGTATTTTACGGGCACATTGACCGTTAACAACGGTTCCGGTGTGCGCATGGGTTCAAGCTTCGCAGCAACAGCAGACGACATTCTTGAGTTGATACACACCGGGTCGTATTGGGTGAAAGTAGCCAGCTCAGCCAACTAAACTTTTAGGCCACGGATGGCCGAACATGGGGAATTTTATGGAAGGGGAAACCGCGCGCTACCAGGGCGACAGAATCGGCGCGCTGGAACAGGAAATGCAGGTTGTAAAATGGCGACTCAATGAAATTGACCGTCGGCACGACAGTTCACCCGAACGACTCGCAAAGGTGGAGCAGGTTATGGCGTATCAGTCTGAAAAACTCGACGACATGGAACAGGGCATTACTCGCATTCAGCGATCAGTTGAAAAGATGGGAACCAAAATAACGTGGGGATTGAGCGCAGCAGCCACGCTCATGATCGTTTTGGACAAGGCATGGCCGTTTATCGTTGGGGGGTTGTCTTGATGGAACTCATTGCACAGTGGCGTAAATGGCATCGCCGCTACAGCGTTCACATTGTTTCACTCATGCCGGTTATCGCAACAGCCCGCGATCAAGTCCCACAGATCCGCGAATTTCTTCCGCCGGCTGTTTACTCGGCAGTCATGGTGGGGCTATTCGTGGTTTTCTTGGTCGCGCTCAATATCAAGCAGGAATCGTTGTCACAGGAGGCCGGCAATGGACCTGACAAGACTGTCTGACCAGCTCAGCACGGACGAGGGGCGCAAGGCGCGGATCTATACCGATACCGTTGGCAAGGTAACCGGTGGCGTTGGCCGAAACCTGACAGATAAGGGTTTCAGTCAAGATGAGATCGACCTAATGTTGTCGAACGATATCGTCGAGGCGACATCGACTGCTCGGGCGCTGGTCCCAGGCTTCGATCAGCTCAGCGATGTCCGGCAAGAGGTGGTCGTGAACATGGCTTTCAATCTCGGTTACAACCGGCTGTCAGGGTTCAAGATGTTTTTGGCCTCGGTCAACTCCAGTTCATGGGACGACGCCGCAGCCGAAATGCTCCAGTCAAAATGGGCAACTCAAGTGGGCGCACGGGCAACGCGCCTTTCCTATGCCATGAAACACGGGGTGTTCCAATGAGCCTGTCGATGATCATCCTTGCGATTGTGTCCGTGATATCCGCAATCATCGGGGCCTTTGTCGGGCACCCATTCAGCAAAGCAGCAGGCAAGGCCCAAGGTTCGCAGGAAGCAACGCAAACCCAGGTGGTCGAGCAGGCAAAGGCGACGGTGGAAGCCGTCCAGGAGCGCGCAAGTGTTGAAAAAACTGTTACTGCCTCTACTGATAGCGCTCTCAACGACAAGTTGTCAGAGTTCAATCGTTCGGATTGATACGGCCTGTTCATGGGTCAAGCCGATATCAACGACAGCGCAGGACCGGGCCACATTGAGCCGGGGAACAAAAGAGGAAATTGCCGCCCATAACGATCTATGGAAGGCGCATTGTTTGACAGCAAAATGAGAAAGGGCGCCGATTAGGGCGCCCTTTTTTGTGGTCTGTTATTCGAAGTTTCGCCGGATGAAAACGTAATTCTTGCCGACCTGCATCAGTCCATATCCAGGGCTTTTTATCCTATCCATCAGCTCTTTGAAGGTGTACAGACGAATTTTCATTTCTCATGCGCTCCCTTTCCTGATATGCCAATTGGCGTATTTTGCTGCATTTATCATGCTTGCGGGTGTTGCGCGACTTTCCGCAAATATCGCACATACCGTCCTGCAAAATGATGGTCCCTTTCGGGATTCCATTGGTCATGCTTTCATCATCCTCCGGCCCAGCGCAACAATCCGGCGCTTGATGGTTCCAGCCTGCGCACGCATCGCCGCCTTTGCATCAAGCAGGCCAGCCAATTCGCGCTGCTCGATGGTAATCCCGTCTGGCGATTCATCAATATCAGGCATATCGACACAATTTATTGCATAGCCCCATCCACGCCACCGATCCCCATCCTCAAGGTAAAGCTCTCTGATGTCCGTCAGATCAACAGGCCCGCCCTCTCGCTTCCAGTCAGTAAGAGCGGCAATCTTCTTGCCGAGTGCGGCTATTGAGTTCCTATTTTCGGCATAGGCCATAACCAGAAGTCCAGCCTCAAAACGCGATTTCTCCAACTCTATGATTTCCATGATTCAACCCATCCAACAACCTGCGCCACGCCCTCTGCAAACGAAGGCGGCTTGTTCGCGCACCCGGCCCGCAGGTTATTCAGTAGGTCATCGATCAATGACGGCTCGGCCAAAGTCTTCTGCGCGTCCATCAGTACGTCGAGAGCGTATTGCTTGCCCTGGCGGAACTGGTAGTTATCGTTTCGTCTGGTCATTTCCCCGCCCTCTTGAATGCTTCCAGAACGTATTGGTCTGTTTCAGATTGGCCGCGATACCACTTCACATAACTACTCGGCACATCCGCGATCAGCTCGCCTTTATGCTTGCCAAAGCTCATCACCGTAGGAATCCGCGCATCGTCGCTCAGCAAAAGAACCTGGTCCCAGGTATCGATGCAGAGGTCGCGCTTCTTGATCTCAAGCAGCAGAAATTTCAGAAGAATGGCGCAGCACTTCACATCAGCCAAAGCCGAGTGCGCGTTTTGCACCATGTTTCGCGCCCAACCCAGGTTCCCCATAGTCTGGCCGATGTGATAAATCATCGTTGTTTGCTTGTGGTTGTCCATGTCCGGGAATAGCCAGCGGCTCAGGGCCAGGGTGCAGATACGTTTAACATCCGGCTCACCGAAGATCCGATGGTCAAAATCGATGTTGTGGCCAATCAGAAATTCAACCTCCTCTTCAAACTCAAACAGGCTTGATGCGGCCATTCCATCCAGATCACTTGGGATGATGTTGTGTGTAGCCATAGCGCCTAGCTCGATACTGCAAGAAGGCTGGAAACGCTGGTGATAGAACGGCAGCGCCAACGGCTTGGCAAGCGCTATAAACTCTTCCGGTGTTCCTGGCAGAATCAACCATGCCGCCTCAATAATCTCCGCGTCCTGGCCTGTACCAGTTGTTTCACTGTCTGCAATTATCGTCCTCATGCTGTCAGCTCCGCGATACCGTTTTCGATCCAGACACCACCCACAGTCGGCGGTAGTGCTGGAAGCGCCTTCAAGGTCCCCGACAAAATCATGGTGTCCATCGACTCCAGCTTGCCCAGCTTGATCAGCATTATCAGTAAGGCCGTCCGTGACTTGAGATCCAGAACATCGAAGCGGTCCAGCACCACCAAACGGAGCTGACTGATTTGGGCAACAGCCAGCGCGATAAGGCAATCGACACGCCATTTCTCAGACTCGCTGCAAAGGCCGTACAGGCGCCCGCCGAACGTAACTGACATATCGGTATCGATTTCAGCCTTAGACCAGCCACACATACCGGCAAGCACGGACATCGACTGATTTACCGGCGCCATCGCGTCAGCAAGTAGTTCGCCGGGGATGCCGTCAGGTGCCAGCGCATCACCAACCGAGAGCCACGCCTTAACGTCGGCGTGCGCTTTGGCTGCGTCCTTGGTTTTGGTCACGCATGATTCAGCGTCATACCGGGCCTGTTGCTTGGCGTTGAACTCTTCACGAACGGCGGTGATCATCCCGGCCAGCTTCTCGACCGATACCAACGCGCGGTCCAGTTTGTCTTGGTCAACCTTGTCGAAAACCTCGGCGCTGATGGTTTTGAATTGCTCGGCAGCGTTTTCAGATTGCGAGATATCCCGCAGGTCGTTGTCGCGGGTACGGCGCATCAGAGCAATAGCCTCTTTGGCCTTGGTCACTTCCAATGCTAGCGTTTGGGCGCGCCCGGTGTCAGCTTTCAGACCGGCGAACTTTTCAAGCTTGCCATCAACGAAACGAAGGTCCTCATCGCAGCATGGGCACTTGATTGGCTCAGCCCCGGCACGGCACTCGGCCAGAGTTTCAACGAGGGCCGGCAACTTGGCTTCCCAGACAGCGAGATCCTTTTCCGTCTCGGCCAACTTGGCTTTACGGCGCGGCAGCAGCTCGGCAATTTCATCTGCATCGCTCAACCGTTGGTGCCAGCTATTCGTTGCCTCAGACAGCCCGCGCTGATAAGCGATATAGGCTAGCCCATCCTCACGGTTTTTCTGGTGCTTGGTTGCCTTTGCAAGCAGTTCGTCCAGCTCTTCCTTGGTAGGCACCTTGCATTCTAGTTTTGGGGCGCTCCAGCCCTCGGCCACGACGCTTCCCCATACTTGCCCGGTGATTGCCTTCCATGTACCTTTTGCAGCCGTAGCGCGTGCGTACGCCTCTTTGCTGGCAGCAGGGAAGCCGCCGCGCTGCATAGGCGAGAACTCTTCCACCATTTCTTCGCTAATTCCGCGCTCGATCAGCTTGTCAGCGATCAGCTTGCCGCTGGCCTTGATGCCTGTCAGACCGAACAGCATGGTCCGGCGTGCATCGGCGTCGATCTCGCAGAACAACGACGGGCGCAGCACGAACGGGAGGAACTCAGCCCCGGCGATTTTAGGCGCGCCATGCTCACCCTTTGGAATGCGGAATTCGGCGGCGTCCTCTATACCTTCGAACGTGACATTGATCCGGCCTTTCTCGGCGCCGTTGTTCAATGCTTGGTCAAGGTTCTTTTTCAGATCAACCCGTGCAGGCTTGCCAAGCATCGCCATTGACAGGCAATCGCCAATGCTTGACTTTCCAGCCGCGTTATTCCCGGCCAACAGCGTTACGGCGTTTTTAAGATTGAGATCGGCGCGAGCGATGCCGAGTACAGAGCTGACGGTGATTTGGTTAATTTTCATTATTCAGCAACCTTTTCAATTTTTGCAGTTGATCCGATCCACTCACCATCAGCGATCAATTGGCGCAGGCGTTTTTCCTGTGCGTCCCGTGCTGCGGCCCGTGCTGCGGCCCGTGCTGCGTCCCGTGCTGCGTCCCGTGCTGCGGCCCGTGCTGCGTCCCGTGCTGCGTCCCCTGCTGCGGCCCGTGCTGCGGCCCGTGCTGCGGCCCGTGCTGCGTCCCGTGCTGCGGCCCGTGCTGCGGCCCGTGCTGCGCCCCGTGCTGCGGCCCATGCTGCGGCCCATACTGCGGCCCATGCTGCGTCCCCTGCTGCGTCCCATGCTGCGGCCCGTGCTGCGTCCCATGCTGCGGCCCATGCTGCGGCCCGTGCTGCGTCATCACAAAGACCATTAGCAAATTGCTCAGCGATATTCAGCGCATTCAAGCTACGCGGATCAGTCATTAAGTGCTGAACTTGGCGAGCGGACCAAACTGCGAAAAGTCTAAAATCTCGGTCGCAACCTTCAAATACTTGTGCGCACCAAAGCGCATCGTCAAGGCCGTTACTCTCAAGAATGGTCAGAAGTGAAAGAGGCTCGCCATCAGCCTTGTTTTTCCCAAGTGTGCTGAGAAGTTTTTTCCAGCCTAAAGTACATGGATCACATGCGCGAATTTGGTTCAGCGTAGTCGTAAATTTCATTGGTCTGATTCCTTAGTCTGTTTGGTCAATGCTTCCATTACTTTTTTCAGGTCGTATCGCTTAGAAGCTCCGATGACGACATGGGGAATTTCACCTCCCCTGGTCCAGCGCCTGACTGTCTCGACATTTACCGTCAAGACCCTGGCCAAGTCTTTGGCCTTTAGCAGCTCGTTCATAATCCACCTTGTCAAAGTTGGCCAGTTCGACAAAGTACCGGCCACAAATGCAATGTAGTGTTTTGTTGTATTTATGTCAAGCACAAAAAAGCCCCGGATGATTAGTCCGGGGCCTCAGTTACAGATGGTTGACGTTACGCGGTTTCACCAATGATCAGGCGCAGGCCCATATCATCTTCCGGTGAAATGAAGCCTTCCAGCTCCAGGCGCTCGATGGCTTGTGTCGCCAGCGCTTCGGACAGGTCGAAGGAAACAATCAGGCCGCTTGCATAGATCTCGCCGTCACGCACTGCCTTGGCTCGGATCTTGTCCAACAGGTCTTCGGTCAGCTCGGTAGGGTTATCCGAAAAATCATTGAGAGATTCAGATTCATCAGTGGGGACTTCTTTGGCTGCCTCGACCTTTTTGGCCGTGACCATTTCCCAACCACCTTCAAGATCGCTACCAACAAACTCAACTATCCCTTCCGCAGCCAGCGCTGAAAGCAGGGCATTGGCTTTATTGAAACCTATGCTCAAGCGGTTTTGCAGGCCTGCAATGCTGGCGTTCTTGTTGGTCACAACAAAGTCGCGGGCCTTATCGAGCATTTCAGCTTCGATCACCACCGGCTTTGCTTCTGCCTTTGGCTTTGGATCGGCTTTTGCTTTGCGTACAGGCTTGGCTTTTTCAGAAGGATCTACCGTATCAACAGGCTCATCAATTGGCAGCGACTTCTGTTGCTTCTCGCCGCGGTGCGCGTCCATACCTTGCAAGAAGTCACGTTCATTCAGGATCACCAACACATCGGCTTGGTCGGTGGCCGCGTCAAGCAGTTCATGCTTCCACTCTTCTGTTGCGCTGACTTCACCGGTGACCTTGAGTTTCTTGCCAACCGCACAGCTTTTCAGGCTAAGGCGAACGGTTTTGGTAGCCTGCGCACCGATGATAGATACGGCGGTTTTGATCGCCTCCTTCAAGCCGTCCTGCATTTCAGCGATGGCCGCATCTTGCTGGATCTCTGACATATTCTTGAAGGCGACGGCGTGTTTTTTCATCTGCACCAGCATGAGGTCAAGCAGGTCATGCCCCATCAGCTCCTCGGCAAGCTCCATTGGAAGCAGGCCGTCACGGGTAGCGCGCTGAACGATTGCTTTATGTTCATATTTCATGGGATCTCGCTTTTTTGGTTGGGTTGGTCAAAGTGGTTGGCGCAGCTTTCACCGCGCCCGGTCAATCATTCCATCGAAAAATCTTCGTCAAACTCTTCATCGGGAATCGGGGTTTTAGC